TTTTTAGATGGAACAAAAAGAGTTGGATAAAACTTCTCTCTGATTGCGAAATGTTTTCCATTCTCGTAACCACGAACTAAGAAGTTGTCTCCAACCATCTGAACGTTAGTATAAAAACGCATTATTTTGTTAGTTCAAGATACTCATCAATAATTTCTTGTTTGGGTTCTACCATTGTTAGTATATCATCTGATCTTAACATCATCTCAGTTTGCCCTGCAAAATCTGGCCAAGGTGTAAGACCTGCATCTTTATCATATTGATAGGGATTTTTTATTTTACAATCAGGTTCTCCCAATTCTGCTTGAATTTCTTCTACTTCACAGATGACAACATTATCAACTTTTAGTAGAAGTCCCTTCACTTGTTTGTTTTTTGAGCTCATTTAATCGATCCTCATACATTTTTTTAACAGAGTCTAATGGTTCTACAACCGTTACTACCCAATCTGGTTTGATTGGAATTGATTTATCAGATGATAAAAGAATCCAAGGAGATAAAGTAATCTCAACTGAAGTATCATTATTGCTTGCTTCTTCAGTTAGAAGAAGGGGTCTTTGACTAACAATTTTAAAAGGATTGTTAAGAAGATATCCTACAATCTTTTGCTTTGATTCGTCTTCCCCCATCACTAACTCTTTTGCATCAGAGATAATTTGATCTCCTGATTTTAATAAGATTAGTTTAATTGACATTTTGTTTTCTACATCTCTTATATTATAACATAAAAAAAGGGATCGTCAAGATCCCTTTCACTTTATTTAAAGATAGTCTTTTCGAGCATGATGTTCTGGAACTATCTTACCCAACTTAACGGTAAGAAGTCCATCTTCCAACGTGACATCTCTGATTTCAAAATCATCTGAGAGTGTCCAGGCTCTGTTGAAAGATCTCTGAGCCAGTCCTTGATGGACATACTCGGATCCTGTCTCCTTATCTTTTTTCTTTCCTTCAACGAATAATTTTCCGTATTCAGTATAGACATGGACTTCCTCCTTTTTAAATCCAGCAAGTGCAATCTCTAACCGAGACTCAGTATTATTTACCTGTATTAGATTGTAAGGTGGATAGTTTGTTATGGTCTCATTAAAAAACTTATCGAAATAAGTATCCATACCGATACTGTTTTTTGTGATGCGATCCATTAAATCTCCTAGATCGGCAGCACGATACCTTTGTAAGTTCATAGTTCTCCTTAAGTAAGCGAGTGTAAGTTTTGTCCCCGAAGGCGACACTACTAATTATAACAGCAGACAAAAAAATAAGGGGTGGTGAACCCCTCAAAAACACTTCGGTTTCCTCCCTAGTCTAGCAGTACTCTACAATGACTGACGCAAGATTTATCTCTTACATCACATTCTGAAATACATTCAAAGTAATCATCAACTGAATCATTTGGAGATGTCTCACGTTCGACATTCATCCAAGGTCTTAAACTATTGAACGATATAAGATTGTGCATAGATTGTTTTGAATTAAACACATAACTATCTATATGATTTAACTAAGATAGTAACACTTCTTCATCGTCACTATTTTCTTCATTAAGATTTGCAACACGTTTCTTGTCGTTTTTATCATCACCAACAACTTCTCTTAGCAAGTTGTTAACGTCTTCTCGTAGGTTTGGTAGGTTTGACATTACTCCTCCTCTGGTTTTTTTCTTTTACCAATATTGTATTTGGTTTCTAGATTCCAGTCATTTTTTTCTTTGTAAGAAATAACTTTAATCTGGTTCAATGGTGCGATGTCATTAACTTTATCAGTCGAGACAACAGAAACCAATCCCCAGTCTAAAAGCAACTGGATAATACGATTTCTTCTTTGTACATCATTGACTGTAATATTAGCTCTCTTACCGTCTAATGCAAATAATTCTTTGAAATGAACGATGTAGTATCTGCCTTGTTTATGTAGAATATGACAAGACTGATATAACTTCTTTTCCTTTCTTGAGGCCACACCAATGCGAGTCAGTGTTTCTCTTACCTTAAGAAAATCATCAGGTTCATTTAATGTAATCTCAATCATCTGGTCTGGCGACCAACTAATTTGAGGTTCGACAATCGAATTCATTTTCTACCTCCAGTCTCAAGTCGATCTCGAATAAACGAGAATTGTTCTCTAGTCAGAATATTTAAAACCTGTTTCGCTTTTTCATTACTATAACCATAGTAACGTTTAACAAGTTCAAGGTTTTCAATTTGTTCTTTACGAAGCCAAGGAGAGTATCTCTTCCTTTTCCTGAGGCTATTTAGAAAAAAGTCATATTGTAACTTCTTTGCTAGATTAGGATGTTTGTTCATTTCATTTGCAAACATCACAGAATCTATCTGTCCAGATAAGCATCTGTTGATAATATAAGATGGATACTGTTTTTCAATATCAGGATCCTCATCAATCAAATTATTTTTATTTGTGTTGATTGAGTTCAACCATTCTTTAAGTTCCATTTTTTTCTTTTCACAATGATTTGATCATTTTCATAATCAGGTATAAATTCTATGGGGTCATCATTATCCCAACAAAGCTCTCCATATAGAGAATTTAGAATAGACATATCATCCCAGAGGTCGTTTGGTTTAGTCATGTTTCTCGCTCCAGTCTTTGAAATTAGTTTGTAAATCTAAAGGTTCGGGATCTGTGATACCTTTCACTTTTTTCCAATTACTATACAGTGCTTGGAGATGCCATGATTGAGATAAACTCTTTGGCCCATGTTCAAGAAGATCGAGTTCCATCTTATTTCTTGTATAAGATTTATACTCTTCTCTCCAGTTAGAATCATCAAATGTTTTCATAATTTATTTTCTAATAATAACAACGTCTCCTTCATCATCATCGTCTTCATCCTGTGCTTTAAAAACTAAAAGTTCTTCACCAGATTTAACATCAGACATTTCTGGATGCACATTTCTTCTCTCTTGTTGTCTATTAAAGTCTCTCAAGGTTGAGGTCATCATAGCATACATGTATGCGAAGGTTGCCCCTGCAAGACAAGCAAAACAAAGAAAATATATAAAGACGCTAGTGTCATTCATCGGAAACCTTGTTGTAGTATCTTTTGTATAGGAACTTGTTTTATTCTATCTATAATGTCAGTTTCTATTTTGTCTAGAATGTTTACATCTAGATGCATGAATGGTGGAATGATACCCAACATTCTTAATAGTCCATCGACAAACAATGCAAGAGTGGTGAATCCAAGAATCATACTGATAACAGTGGCATCACGATTGTGTTTTGCCATTGACTCATCATCAATTCTCCGTGCCTCATCAACTGCTTCCTTAACTGCAGCTTCAAGAAGTATTTTAACTTCTTCTTTCGTGTAGGTGTACTTACGAATCTTTTCCTCAGTAACAGTTCTTTCTGTTGGAAAGTCTGATAAAGGAAATTCTGTGATTAGTGTTTTGATCATAGTAGTTACCTTATGATGTCGATGTGCATATCTTTAGTCCAAACCTCTAATTCTTTTCTGAGAGAACCACTGGACTTAAGACTTTCATATCTTTTAGAGGCCTTGTTCTTCCACCATTTGATGAGGTTCTCTTGATAGAATTTATCAAAGTTGATAGGGTTTTTCTCTAGTTTGTCAGTATCTCCTCGAATAACTTCTCTAGAATTAGCAAATCCATAGTCACTGAAGTAGACTCTTTTCTTCTCAGTGAGGTTCTTTGCATTTGCAATTGCAGTCTGAAACTCCGCAGCCTTTTGAGAAGACGAGCTCTTTTTGATGATAGATATCATCTTTTGTTGAGTCTTTAACTTGCGACTCGAAGCGTCCTCTTTGACCAGTAATTTGTTGTTGTTTCTCTCTATAAACCATTTGTTTAATCCCTTAAAGACATCATCATGTAACAAAGGAGTAAAGTCACTCATAGTCAATCCTTTGTATCTCATGTATGGTTTCAATCCATCATATTGAGATGATGACTTTGTTGTGCCATAGAGCGATGTGGTTTCAAACAAACAAATGTCTGAACCATATTTACTATTTAACTGTTCTCTAGCCTCATGAGAACAACACAACAGTGCAAGAAGTTTACCACCAAGATAATTAAATCCAAATGGTTGAGTGGGAACAATAATAAATCCCATGATTGAGTGACGATTATATCTCTTCAACTCAGGTGGTCTACCTAACCAATCATTACGAGGTTTGCATTTGATAGTAGGAGAACCAAAACGAATAAATCCCACAATCTTTTTTGTATTTGTTTCCATGACAATCCACTTAAGTGACTTGCCAGGAATTGAACTTTCGATTGAGTGAGATGTTGTTATCTGTAGTCTCTCATTGAAATATTCATTTGTGAAACTATCAGTGTTTCCAGCAGCATAGACTTTGAAGTCCATGTCATTTGGGTGCATATCAAACGCATCAAACATATCCTCCTCAGGCCCACAGCCAGGAAGATATGTCGGCATCTTTGACATGCGATCTAGTTTTACATTACGAAGATATTCATCAATACGACCCATGTTTGAAAAGTAATCGATGAATTGGTCTGCTGCATATGCAGCATCACTTTCACTTAGATTCATCTTATAATCATAGGGTTATCATAATAATCTTGTCTAGGTCTTGTAAGACGTTTTTGTATCATAATACTAATAGTCTTATCGAACCACGCATCTAAGGATTTTGACATTGAACGGTATCCAGTGCCAACATAGATTTGTCCTGCCATCACGGCGAAGGTGCATGCACCCCAAAAAATGTAATATGCGTTTGATTTCACTTGATGTTTTAGTTTTGAAAATTTAGTCATCATGGTCATCCCAAGGGTCTGTTAGGTTTTTGTTTGCAAAGAAACCTTTGTATATGCCATATGCGGCCAACAAAACAGTAATCACTGCAATCGATATACCAAAAGTATAATCAGGATTAAATGTAAAGTGTGGTATAAGTGTGTCATTGCACTTTGCAATTTTCTCTGGATCACTCCAAGTGCCAGGCAAAGTATAAACTGGCGGACATGCTAAAAAAATCATAATTTGTTTTTGATCTTATGGTAGACTTCTACATAAGATTCACATTTAGGACAAGTAAGGTTTGTAACTATATCATACTCCATATCTTCCACATCGTCAATGTCATGGTCTCCACCCCAGATAAGTTCTGTGTTACAATGCCAACAATTCATGACCACAACCTCCTTAACTGACGAACATCAGTTACACCATATAATGCCTTGACAGTTGCTTCTGCATCTTCTCTTAAATTAGATGGTGAAAAGAACTCTACTCTTGTTAATCTATTTGACTGTAACATTATTTGTGCAGTCCATTTAGTTTCCTTCATTTGAACTCACACTCCAACATTATTTCCGTGAGCGCAGCGAGTAGATTAATTTCTTGATCTGCAACGAAGGCAATCTGATATTGATATCGAGCAATGATAAGAACTGCGGCAGGGATACTGGCATTCTTGAGAGAACCATATAGAGAGTCGTATATGCGACGTAGAAGTATAGCAGGGTCATTGTCTAAATTATCTACACACCACTTACGAACAGCGGGAAAGTTTTTTTCCTTGAGATTTTTTGTAAGATCATTGATTGATACATCAGAAAATGTTGCTAGAATACCTGTATCTATTCTACCACTTGCAGAGTATCTTTGGCATTCATTTAGAACTCTTCTCCAATCAGGAAAGTGTTTATTGATGAGTTCTACAATTACTTTCTTATCATACTCAACTCTTTGTTCATCAAGAATGTAATTAAGTCTCTTGAAAAACTCAACTGCAATCTCTTGTTTCTCTTTACCTTTGATAGAGAAATCTACAACTGCACATCTTGAATGTAGTGGTTCGATTATTTTATTCTTATAGTTACAAGTAAATATAAATCTACAATTACCATAGAACTCTTCGATATTTGCACGAAGTAAAAGTTGAACATCATGAGTTGTATTGTCTGCCTCATCAATGATGATAACTTTATGTTTTGCACCACCCATAAGAGAGACAGTAGATGCAAAGTTCTTTGCCTGATTTCTCACAGTGTCAAGAAAACGACCTTCATCACTTCCATTGATAACATAAAAGTCTGCACCAAGTTCATGACACAGAGCTTTTGCAACAGTAGTCTTACCACACCCAGCAGGGCCTGCAAGTAGTAGATTTGGAACTTCACCTTTCTTTAGAAAACTTGAAAATGTTTTCTTTGTATTTGCAGGCAAAATACATTCTTCAATTGTTTTAGGTCGATACTTTTCAACCCAAAGAAAATCACTCATTATTTAAAACCCTTTGTTGTTTTTGGTTTGTCAATTACTTCAACAATCATATCTGGATTAAATGCAATATTATTCCACCAATATTCTTGTACCTCTTCCCATGATTCTAACACAACAGATTTACTTTTGCAAATCATTCAACCCTCAAAA